TTCGCCTCCGCTAATCCGCGCGCATCCGTGCTCGCCACGCAGGGAACGCTCGTCGCGGGCGCCGGCGGCCTCACGATGGGCCGTTTCGCATGGGCTACGTCGGCAGGCGTCGCAACGAACGCGGGCTCGGGCGCTCCGTCCGGCTTCGTGCATCGCGAGCAAGCGGGCGCACTCATCACGACGTGGCCGTTCACCGCATCGAGCAATGTGATTCCGCAGGGCCGGGAAGTTACGTTGCACCAGGCCGGCGACTTTTGGGCGATCACGACGACGACTTACGCGAAGGGTCAGAAGGTTTTCGCATCGAACACGACGGGCCAGATCGCGTGCGGCGCGGCCGGCGCGACGATCGCAGGTTTCACCGAAACGAAATGGATAGTCGGTCCCCTGTCGGCAGGCGCGACCGGGATTGTCGGCGAACTCATCAAAATCTCCACTTGGATCGAGGGTTAATAGGATTATGAAAAACCGCGAACTGGTACAACTCGAGCGGGATTTCGGGATCCATTTTCCCGCATCCGTCGTCGATTTTATCGACACCTCGCTCGCAATGGACGCGCAACCGGCACTCGTGACGGCAAGTAATGCGGGCATCCCCGCGTACCTGACGAACTACGTGGATCCGGAACTTGTGCGCGTGCTCGCCGCGCCGATGAAGGCTGTGCAAATCCTCGGCGGCGAGCAAAAGAAAGGCAATTGGACGACGCTCACGACGACGTTCCAAAAAGTCGAACCGACCGGCGAAGTCTCGTCGTACGGTGACTGGAATAACAACGGTTCGAGCGGCGTGAACACCTCGTTCGAATTCCGCCAGTCGTACACGTATCAAACCATTCTCCAATGGGGCGAGCGTGAACTCGACATGGCCGAAGAAAACCGCATCAACTACGCACAGGAACTGTCGAACGCGTCGGCGATGCAACTGAACAAATTTCAGAATCTGACGTATTTCTTCGGCGTCGCCGGGCTCGCTAATTATGGCTTGCTCAACGATCCGAGCTTGCCCGCCGCGCTCACGCCGGCCGCAACGGGAACGGGTAGCGGCACGCTGTGGAGCACCAAGACGGGCGATCTCGTGTACGCCGATATCACCGCACTCGTCGCGCAATTGATCGCGCAATCGGGCGGCCTCGTCGACATGAATTCGACGATCGTTCTCGCTATGTCGCCGTCGATTCAGGTGAACATGGCAAAGACGAATATGTACGGGATCAACGTTACGGATCTTCTGAAAAAGAATTTCCCGAATCTGACGATCGAAACGGCCGTGGAATACGCGACCGCCGGCGGCCAACTCGTGCAAGCGATCGTCCCGGAACTCGACGGCATGAAAACGGCGGTTCCGGCGTTCACGGAAAAACTTCGCGCGCATCCGGTCGTCGTCGACGTCTCATCGTTCAAGCAAAAGCGCTCGCAAGGTACGTGGGGCACGATCATCCGTCGTCCGTTCCTTATCGCGCAAATGCTCGGCGTGTAACACGTAGCACCGCGGGGCGCTCACAAGGCGCCCCGCTTCCCATCCCATCACCTAGCTTCAGAGTCAGAGGTAAATTACATGGCAGCAATTCCGTTTCAAGCCGCAAAGAATTCCGAGATGGTAATCGTCGCGTGCAAGATCCCGTTTGGTATCCATTTGGATATTCCCGTAAACGATGACGACTGCAACCGCGTAACGATCGCCGGCTCATCGCATCCGCAAGCCGTGTGCGGGTTCGGACTCACGCGCGTTCCGAAGGATTTTTACCAGGAATGGTTGACGCGCAACGCAGAATTACCGATGGTTAAAAAGGGGCTCGTTTTCGCCCACAAAGATCAACGCAGCGCCGAGGCAGAAGCAACGGACAAGCGCGACGTGAAAAGCGGGTTCGAAGGGCTCAATCCCGACGAGCAACGCAACGCCGGCGCGTTCAAGATCATCCCTGAAAGTTACGACGGGTATTCCCCGCCGAAGGCGTAAATTATGGCTGTCGTCGTGTTCGATGTGGATGCGTTTCGTCTCCGTTACCCGGAATTTGCCGCGGTAACGGATGCGCAATTGCAGGCAGCGTTCGACGATGCCGGGCTCTACCTCGACAATACGGACGCCTCGCCAGTGCCGGCGCCCACGCCGCGCACGCAACTTCTCTACATGCTCACCGCACACATAACCGCGCTCACTTACGGCGCGAATGGTGCAGGCGCGGCGCCGTTCGTCGGCCGCGTGTCGAGTGTGACGGAGGGATCGGTTTCGATCTCCGCGGATATGAGCGGATGGGGCGCGGGCTCGGCGTGGTATCTGCAGACGCCCTACGGCGCGGCGTACTGGCAAGCGACGATAAATTATCGGCTCGGATCGTACGTGCCGGCGTGCAGGCCGTACTATGCCCGATAAGACGATCACCTTTACCGGCGGCGACGCGCTCGAACGTAAGTTGCTCGAGCTCGCGCACCGTTTGGGGAAGGCGGAGACGTTGCGGGTCGGCTTTCTCGAAGGCGGCACGTATCCGGACGGGACAAGCGTCCCGATGGTCGCAGCGATCCAGGAATACGGCTCACCGCAGCGTAAAATCCCGTCGCGCCCCTACTTCCGGAACATGATTAACGAAAAGTCTCCGGGATGGGCGAACGCGATCACGAAAGCGCTACAGAATACGAATTACAACGCGGAGGATGCGCTGCGCATCATGGGCGAAGGGATTGCCTCGCAACTGCGCGAATCGATCCGTAAATTTGATAGCGTCCCGCTCTCGCCGGTGACGATCGCGAAAAAGGGATTCGACAAGCAATTGATTGACACGAGCGTCATGCTCAACTCGATCGATTATGAAATTGTGGACGGCTCCGAATGAACCTCCACGGCATCGCCTCTCGCTATATTTCCACGGTAAATCCGATGATGGTCGTAACCATCCAGCAGAGCGACGGGACGTATAACATCACGCCGGACGGCACGCGCACGCCCAATTTCAACACGCTCACGACGAACGCGCAGATCCAATCGCTTACCGCGGATGAATTAAAGCAACTCGACGGGCTGAATTTGCAAGGCGTCAAGCGCGCGGCGTATCTCACCGGTGACTGGCGCGGCGTCGTGCGCGCGGATGGCCAGGGCGGCGACGTGATGACGTTCCCCGACGGCACAACCTGGCGCGTCGTGCTCGCGCTCGAGACGTGGCCGGATTGGTCGAAAGTCGCACTGTGTCAGCAAGTGGGGAGCCCGTAATGCTCGCACCCAATCAAGCGTATCAACCGTCGACGATCAATATCGTCGAGACGGATCTCCTCACGGCGCTCCGCTCATTCATTCTCGTAAGCACCGGGCTCGCGCAGGATCACGTAATCCGCGGCCGCGTGAATGGCGTTCCGATGCCGGTTGGCCCGTTCGTGATGATTGCCTCGTCGCGCGTTACGCCGTGGCGCACAAATATCGAATATTTCGACGCACCGAATAACGCGATCGATCTCAATGCGGGGATGCAAGCGACGTTCCAATGTGATTGTTACGGCGCCGGCGCGATGGATACCGCGATTAAATTATCCGTCGCATTGCGCAGCGCATACGCGCAGCAATTTTTCCCCGCCGGCACGGCGTCGATGTATGCATCCGATCCGTTGCAATTAACGTTCGTTAATTCCGAGGAGCAATACGAGGAGCGATGGAGTTTTGACGCCGTGCTCGCTTATAATCCGACGATAGAAGTCCCGCAGGATTATTTCGCAAGTGTCGACATTGGGCTCAAGCCCGTCGATGTGTATTACCCACCAGACGAGGATTAGTCTAAAAATGTCAATACCAGCAAGCGCGATCGTCCAAGTCGTGCCGGGAGTACTTAGCGCGGGCGGTAGCGCGCTGGATCTCAACGGCGTAATGCTCACAAATAACACGGCGGTTCCGATCGGCTCCGTTTTGTCGTTTTCGAATTCGACCGACGTCGGAACGTTTTTCGGCGTGGCGTCGACGGAAGCGACGCTCGCAACCGAATATTTTGGCGGCTTCGAAGGGTCGACCAAAAAGCCGGGCGCGCTGATGTTCTCGCAGTATCCGTCGACGGTCGTCGCCGGCTATTTGCGCGGCGCCTCGCTTGCCGGCATGACGCTCGCGCAACTGCAAGCGATCACGGCTAGCACGTTGTCGCTCACGGTCGACGGTGCAGTCAAAACGAGTACATCGATCAACCTGTCGGCCGCGTCGAGTTTTTCGAACGCAGCAACGATCATCTCGGCGGCGTTCACCGGCGGCCCGGTAGTTGCGTATGACGCGCAGCGCAACGCGTTCACGTTCACATCGAGCACGACGGGCGCGAGCTCGAGCGTATCGTTCGCAACGGCGAGCACGATCGCAACGGGGCTCAAACTCACGCAAGCAACCGGCGCGGTTACCTCCGCCGGCGCGATCGCGGCGACGCCTGCTACGGGCATGGCGGCACTTGTGGGCGTTACCCAAAATTGGGCGGCGTTTATGACCGTGTTCGAGCCGATCCTCGCCGATAAATTGGCGTTCAGCACGTGGACGAACGGCACGAATAACCGTTACGCC